CAGTAGCAAAAATTGATACGGTAGCAAAAATTGATACCCTAGGGGTAGCAAAAATTGATACCCTAGGGGTAGCAAAAATTGATACCCTAGGGGTAGCAAAAATTGATACCCTAGGGGTAGCAAAAATTGATACCCTAGGGGTAGCAAAAATTGATACGGGCATAGATACAGATAAAAAGTACATAAAGAAAGTACATAAAAAAAAGAAATATACAAAGAAAAAAATCAGTTATGCAGAAAATTATGCAGAAAAAGTGGTAAGTTTTATGCCAAACCAAACAACAGCCGATTTTTGTAAAAAAGTTTATCCAAATCTTGAAAGACCTGTTTATTTAGATATGGTTAAACAATTCAAAGACCAAGCGTTAAACAGAAACAAATCTTTCAAAGATTTAAACGCAGGAATGCGAAATTACATTAGACGTAAATATATTGAACCAGTGAGGCAAGTAGTCAGGAAAAACGAAATCGGCTCATTTAGAGACATTGGCAACATCGTGAGAGCAGAAAAAAAGAATAATGCAAGAGCAGGTTTACCCAAACAAATATTAATCAATGAAAAATAAACTTGATATGCTTATTATTGTCTGTATAATGAACGCATGAATTAAGAAAATTCAACTGAACCAAGCAGATTACTTGGGAATTATGGAGATAATAAAATGAATAAATGTTTATACAAACGAACTGATAAAAAATTACCACATTTAAGAGTTGAATTTAAAAGTGAGTGTGGCATGAGATATACAAGAACATGTGGGAAAAATAATAAACCCACAGAAAATGACGAATGTATGTTTTGTAAAAAACCTATTACCCTAATTCAGAATTAAAAACTCCATGGGGCTTGGCAACTTAACCCTTTATGAAGTTGCATTTTTAACCAACAAATAAAAAAATGCACACACCTGAAAACAAAATAGACTACGTAGAAATTGCCAATGGAATTGGAAAATGGATTGAGAGAAGCTATGGCTATTTTGGCAACAAAAACAGCGATAGAAACAAGATAGATAAAGATTTTGCAGAACAATTAAAAAGACTGCCAGTTGGCGCAATGGCATATATTAAACAAATTGAAAATGATTTTATTGACTCTGGCATTAAGTATCCGCCATCACCTGCAACATTTATTCAAGATTTGAAAATTTTATTTAACAAAATAAAAACAAAAAATGGCTACATAGACGTAATATCAAGTGATTATTTTGGAAAAAAATACGTCAACACGTTTACAAACAATGGAAAGTTTATCAGTAGAACAAGTCTTAAAAATTAAGAGAGATAATCGGCTCATAGCAAGAGCAAAACCAAAAACCAGATATTGGAGTCAAAATGACATTACAAGAACTAGACAATTTAAAAAAAGGCGATTTAATACGATGTGTGGTCGGGCTTAATGCCAACCAACATGATGAGTTCATAAGTTATGAAAGGCAAAAAATGGAAGTTCATATCAGGGATACAAGAGAAAATAAACCTATGCTATTCAATCAATACTTTGTGCTAGATAACTATCAACTTATAACCAATAAAGGCAATAGGCAATGAGAAAAGCAAAAATAAAAAACTACAACGACAAAGAAATCAATGAATTGACGAATGCTTATAACAAACTTGTTAAGAGTGAATATCAAATAGACGAAAAAACTTTGATTCACAAGATAAGTGAAGTAGATTGTAGTGTTAATCCAGACTATCACATTCCAAGCATTGACATAAATAAAGTTGAAAGATTGAAAGAAACATATGAATTAGAGCTAGCTTGGGAATTAGATGCAGGTCGCTCTTTTCATTATAACCCGTTATTTTTATGATAAATAAAATGCCAAAACGCCAAAAACAAGACAAATACACAAAATCAGCCAAAGGGCAAGATTGCCAAATCAGATCGCCCGCTTGCAATCACAACCCCGAAACAGTCGTTTTTTGTCATTTAAACGGGGCAGGCATTGGCGAAAAAATGCAAAATATCCACGGGGCTTATGGTTGCTTAAATTGCCATGATTTCGTAGATGGAATGCTTTTTATTGACGGAATGCGAGGTCAAGACTTTAACACTGCACAAAGGCAATTTTATCACTTGAAAGGCACAATACGCACTCAAGAATTGATGATTAGAAATGGGATTTTAAAATTATGAATAAATTTAATAAGGGGGAAAAATATGTCAGAATGTGATGGATGTGAGCCACCATTTAGCGATTCTTGTGTTGGGCTGTTCAGAGTTAAGTGAAAATACTAAATTATGTCAATACGACAAGCAAGAATTAAGAGAGCGTCAAATTAAAAGATATTTTGAAATGCTAGATTGTATTTCGCCTTCGCCTAAATTTGATTAGAAATGATATTAAAAAATGTGTATGGCGTGAGCCAGATGATGACGAAGGCTGGCAGCCAAAATGTAGCCCTGATGATGGCTACATATCAGGTGATTTAAACGATTTAAGAGAAATGAAATCAACATACACTTATTGTCCCAAATGTGGCAAAGAGATTGATTTTATAAGCCAATATTAACCATTTTCCCGACATCAGGAAAATGGTTTAAAAAAAGGATATATTATGATAATTAAAATAATTAAGATTGACTTTGACGATAATAAAGTTCATTGTTCTAATTGCATTTATTATCAATGTAGTTATCGTTCTGATTCTTTAAAATTTTGTTCACAATTTAAACAAAGTAAGAATATCAAAAAAGGATAAATGAGAAATATAAAATTTAGATTGATTTTTTTAAAAATGCGTTTAGTCGCATTATTTGGCATTAGTTTTAGCCGTGATGGTCGTTTGATGTTTATCAATCTTTATTTTAAAAAGTTGCGGTTTAAGATTAAAAAATCTAATTTTAAGTTTTTAAAATATCACTTATAAAACACTAAAACACAATGCGAAATATAAAATCTGATTGGGCAATAGTTGACCCTAATCTTTATAAAATTTTGAACGATAGATACGGCTTTGATTATAATCCAAGCCCCCACCACACAGGCGGCGATACTCTTAATTCAAACTGGGGAAAAAATAACTTTATCTGCCCACCTTTTAACCAAGTTTTAAAAAATTTATTCGTAAATAAGGCTATCAAAGTGGCAAAAAGTGGCCATGAAGTGGCTATGCTAATGCCCACCATTTGCCACACAAAATTTTTTCATGAAACGATAAAGCCAAACGCCAAAAAAATACAATATTTTCAAGGTCAAAAATCATTCACAATCGCTGGCAAAGTCAAAAAGCGTGCTTTAATGTTAGTGATTTTAAAAACGCCACAAAATTATTTTGCTGAGAATTATGAGTTTATGAAAATTGGCTCTCTAATCACACACAATAGCCATATAGAGATACTTTCTGAAAATCTAAGGCGAATGCTTGCGAGTTCAAAAAAAGGCTTGAATGTGAGAGTTACGAACGCTGTACGCACTGCAAGACAAAACAATGCACTTCATGGCACATTGTCAGAATATGCAACAAAATTAAACGATGCAGGCATACCTTATAAAATCATCATTGGCAAAAAAGAAATTGAGGGCATTTGGACGCTCGAAAACCTAAAGGCATTGTTCAGAATAATTGCACAACATCTATATGGCACGCAAAGCACAGCGAAATTAAGCACTGCTCAGATGTCAGAGTGTTATCAAGTTTTTGCAGAACGTATTTCATTCAATACGGGCGTTCATGTCGATTGGCACAGCAACGAACCGCCAGATTTATGACGATACTGGCGGAGAAAATAATATGCCATAATAACCCTATACTCGCATAGGGTTATTATGGCACATTCGCCTAATTTTATCTAACTATCAATGAAAAATAACCTCAGCATCTGCGTTTTTCTTTAGCGACAATGGAACCACCAAAGGTTCTATGTTCAACGATGAGCATGGATTTTGGAAATTGTTAGCAAAAGCATTGTGATGTTATTATCAAAAGATGGCAAGAATACACTGGAAAACAAGCAGTTAATGCCAAAACTGGGGTAAAATTTGATTATGAATGAAGGAAGCAACGGGCTAGAATAATGGCTAAAAAAACAGCAAGAAAGCCAACGCTGTCCGTGGTTCAGAAAGACCAAATCAGAGCAGAATACAGGCTTGGTGCTACAGTCGCTGAATTGTCAAGAACCTACAACAGAGCCACAAGCATAATTTCAAGAATTACAACTACAAACGGGGTAAGTCCTGAGGGTGAGAAATTAGCAAACAGGCTGGCGGATGTAAGGGGCGAAATAGGGACACACTCGGGACATGAGCAATACCTTATACTTGAACGCTCAAAACAGATAATAGAGATAAAAGACTTAACTATCAAAGGGACAGAGTATATTGCAAAAAGGACATTAAAGAAGTTGCAAGATGCAAAAGATGACACAATTAACTTCAATGATTTATCGCAAGCCCAAGGGATTATGGTCAAGGCTCACTCAATAGTTGAGACAAAGGCGTTGATTGAAAACAACACAACTAACAATACACAATTCAATTTAGTTGTCCAGTTTGTTGATCCTTAACTTCAATGACATAAATAATATGACTAATTTTGAAACTTTTTATTATTTCTTTGGCGTTTGTGCTTTGTATGCTGGAATTATATTTTTACTTCTTTATAATTGGTATTTTATTAAGAGAAAGAAAAACAAATTTAGGCATTATTTAATTCGTAAAAAATCAAAATGCTTCAGTACTTGGTGCGTTGTTGTAAAACGAAAAAATTGTAAGAATGATGTAGAACTGCCCTTTTTGACTAAATTTTTCGCAAAAAGGGCAGTTAAGAAATTAGATAATTGGGTTCGCCGTTCGCACCCGTTGCTTACAGATCAAGCCTGCGGTGGTTTTATGTATAAAAAAGTAGATAATCAAACAGATATTGTTCAATTAAAAAATCCACGCAGCAACCGTTATGTTAAGATTGACCGTGCGAAGGGTCGTATTCTCTCTCACAAAAAAAGTGAAGGTGCTTACAAGGGAATTATTATATGATTGAAGGGCACAGGTGGATATTAAAAACAGACATTGCCAATACTTCATTAATGGATATTGGCAATCGTGCAAACTTCTTGATTTTCACAACGTCAAACCTGTTGGTATGATTTATTCAATAGAATTTAAAGGTGATATGTTTAGTGTTTTTGCCGATGAAATAAAATTTTTGAATTGCAAAAGTGAACAATTGGTGGTTCCATTGTCGCTAAAGAAAAACGCAGATGCTGAGGTTATTTTTCATTGATAGTTAGATAAAATTAGGCGAATGTGCCATAATAACCCTATGCGAGTATAGGGTTATTATGGCATATTATTTTCTCCTGTGTTTTTGTTTTGTTTAAAACGAAACTTACTTAATCCCACCGAATCGGGTCAAAAAATGGTCTTTCCAATAAATCGAATTGCGGGAGTTTATCGGTTTGGACATGCAAAATTGGATTATTTTTGACACACAAAATATGCTTTTCATCGATTTTGCCAATTCTTGTGTCAATCCTTGTGTCAATCCTTGTGTCAATCCTTGTATCGATTGTTTCTTTGTTCATTTTATTTTCTCCAAAATTCCAAGTTAGTCTGCTTGGTTCAGTTGAATTTTCTTAAATTCATGCGTTCATTATACATATAAACAATATGCATATCAAGTTTATTTTTATTTATTTTTAAATTAAAATATTGTTCCAGCTTTTATTAAAGCTTGCTATTCTTATTAAAACCAAGGCTGTCCTTAATTCTTCTTATTGTTCCAGAAAAACCTAAATCAATTTTTAAAAAACGTCTTACTCTAATTACTCTTACTGTGTTGTTGAAAGTCATTTTATTTTCTCCAAAATTCCAAGTTAGTCTGCTTGGTTCAGTTGAATTTTCTTAAATTCATGCGTTCATTATACATATAAACAATATGCATATCAAGTTTATTTTTATTTATTTTTAAATTAAAATATGATTATGGAAAATCGTTTAATCAAAATGAACGCAGCATTTAAGCCGATATTTAAAAAACAACGCTATAAAGTCTATTATGGGGGTCGTGGCGGTGGCAAATCATGGGGTATCAGCATAGCACTGTTAGTGCTTGGCAGTCAAAAAAAAATGAGAATACTTTGCACTCGGGAAGTTCAAAAGTCAATTCGAGATTCAGTTCATAAATTATTGACTGATTGCATTTCAAAATTTGGATTAGAATCGTTTTATCGAATCACAAGAGACGGCATTTATGGATTGAACGGCACAGAGTTCTTATTTCATGGACTAAAGCATTCTGTTCAAACGATTAAATCTCTTGAAGGCGTTGATATCTGCTGGGTTGAGGAAGCTCAAAAAATACCAAGTGAAAGCTGGGAAGTTTTAATACCAACTATTCGAAAAACGGACTCGGAAATATGGCTTAGTTTTAATCCAAATTTGAGCACAGACCCCACTTACACCAGATTTTTAAGCGAACCTTTCAGAGAAAATCAAACGACTGTAAAAGTGAGTTATAAAGACAATCTTTATTTTTCAGACGAATTAAAAAAAGAGATGGAATATCAGAAGTCTATCGATTACAACGACTATTTGCACATCTGGGAGGGGCATTGCAGAACCTCAACTGATGCTCAGATATTCAAAAATAAATACGTTGTTGAGAACTTTGACACGCCCACTGATGCGGTGTTTTATTTTGGTTTGGATTGGGGATTTTCGCAAGACCCAACGGCAATTATTAGATGTTTTGTTGTTGATAAAGAGTTGTTTATTGATTATGAAGCTGGCGGTGTTAAGATTGAATTAGATTACACTCATAGACTAATTGACACTGTGCCACAAGCCAAAGCAAACGTCATTAGAGCAGATAATTCAAGACCCGAAAGCATTAGTTATGTCAAAAGGCAAGGTTACAGAATAGAGTCTGTATATAAGTGGGCTGGCAGTATTGAAGATGGGATTGCTTTTATTAGAAGTTTTAGACAGATACACATTCACAATCGCTGTCTTAATACAGCCGATGAATTTTTAAGATATAATTACAAAACAGACAAACTAACAGATAATATTTTGACGACAATTATTGACAAAAACAATCATTATATAGACTCTTTAAGATACGCTCTGCAACCTCTGATTAAGCAAAGAGGGCAGATTACAACAATGCCAGTGGTGGGAGCATACTAATAAACAGAAAGGAAAAGATGAATAAAAACGATTTTATAAATTTACAAATTGGGGACGATGTTTGTTCAATAGTAACTGGTGCTATTTTTGAGATTGTTGAAATTTCAAAATCAACAGGCAAAATAAAAATAAAAACATGGAAAACTTCAGAAGTTTGTGAATATTCAAAAAATGATTTGTTGAAACACTTTGACGTGAGCGAAATAACAACAGCAAAAAATTGTTGGAATGTTTACGCAAAGGCAGTAGGTGGCAAAACATTTAATGGTAAACCTTTGCCAAAATTTAAAGACTTAAAACAGCAAAAAATTGGCTGGATTGCAGTTGCAAAACTAATGAAAACATAATAATGCCAATTAATACAACACACCCTATTTATGATAAATATTCGGATCAATGGGCAAGAATAAGAGACACTTTTAACGGCGGCGATGCAGTCAAAAGCAGGGGTGATAAATATTTGCCGAAATTTCAGGGTCAAAGCAAAGAACAATACAACGCATATAAAATGCGAGCAGTTTACTTTGATGGCGTAGAACGAACAGTTAGGGGTCTGATTGGTGCAGTTATGCGAGTTGACCCAATTATTAAAGCACCTAATAAATTAATTGCTTTATTTAATGACATTACAAATACTGGCGTATCGCTAAATAACTTAATCGCTATTATGTTGCAAGAGCAAATTTTGATGAATCGCCAGGGTTTGTTAATCGATTACGACAACAGACCCTACATTGTTCACTATATTACTGAGCAAATCACAAACTGGTTTAACGATACCATCGTTTTACAAGAAGCATTTATAGCGTCTGATGATGATGTTTATTCGATTGTTTACAAAGAGCAATATCGAGAATTAAAGCTTATTGACAATAAATATATTGTCAAAATTTGGCAAAAAGATAAAAATGATAAATGGATAGCAGTCGATGACATTATCGCTGAACGTAAAAATAAACCCTTAGATTTTATTCCTTTTGTTGGAGTTTCAACCGATGGTTTTAATTTAGAACCCTCAAAATCATCTATGTTAGCGCTTGCTGATATGTCTCTCTCACTTTATCGAACTTCAGCAGATTTAGAACATGGCAGACTCTACACAGCACTGCCCACGCCTTACGTGACTGGCTATGATGCGGCAGATGGAGACACCTTAAACATAGGGCCTAGTAAAGTATGGATATTGCCAACGCCTGAAGCCCGAGTCGGTTATTTAGAGTTCACGGGTCAAGGCTTAAAGGCTTTAGAAGTCGGAATGGACGAAAAAATAGCAATGATGGCGTCTCTCGGTTCACAATTATTGCAGGGTCAAAAAACAGGCGTTGAAGCAGCAGATACTGTTAGATTGCGACAAAATGCCGAAGCATCTACGCTGGTGGGTGCAGTTAAAATGGTTGAGCAAGCAATAACTAAAGCATTAAAAATTATGAATGATTGGGGTGGCTTTGGTGATACTGATATTTCAGTTAAATTAAATACTGATTTCATTGATACTAAGATGTCTCCGCAGGATATAATAGCGTTAATGAACGCTTGGCAGTTTGGTGCTGTGTCGCATGACACTTTCTTGTACAACATGAAACGAGGCGAAATTTTAGAGCCAAATATTGATATTAAAACTGAAAAAGATAAAATAAGTATTGAAAATGACAATGTCAATTAACGACAAGGTCAAAGACAGGATTTTAGAACAATCAATAGAGCTGGAACAATTAGAAGCTGGCTCTAAAAAAGATGTTATTAAAAAAATGGCAAGAATGGAAAAAAAACTAATAGCCATTTTTTTAAATTCTGATTTGTGGAGTAGCCAAAAAAAGCAAATAATGCAAGCAAGATTAGCACTCTTATTTAAAGATGCTGATGATCTAATCAAACAAACATACGATAGCATTTCTTTAGAGCAAATAGGTCTACTCGCAGCACTTGCTGCATTGGTTGAAAAACAATCAATCAACAATATTAATGTCAGTTTGGGAACTAAATATACTCAAACTCAAATAACCAAAGCTAAGTTAAACAATGCACTTATCGAAGGTGCTTCACCTTCGGAATGGTGGAAACGTAGAGGCGAGGCATTTAATAATAAGTTTAAAGACACTGTCAGAGATGGCGTTTCTAAAAACCTTGGTGGCATGGAAATTGCACGAAATTTAACAGGTAATAAACGTTTACGCAAACGAAACGGGGCATTTGCAGGAAATTATCGAAGTGCTGAATTGCTTGTTAGAACTTCTATACATTCAATTGCCAATGAAGCAAGAGTAGCCATTTTTGAAAATAATGACGATATTATTTTAGGGATAGAATGGGTTTCAACATTAGATGCTAGAACTACCATTATTTGCAAAGCATTAGACGGGCTAATTTGGGATATAAACACAAAGAAGCCCATAGGTCACAATAAAGCATATCCTGGCTCGTCTGCTCATTGGGGCTGTAGATCAGCACAAGTGCCTGTGATTAAAAAATATGATAATTCTATGAAAAAATTATCATCTGAAACTAGGGCGAGCATGGACGGGCAAGTATCAGCAAATTTGGATTACGAAGACTGGTTGAAAACTAAGCCAACCGATTTTCAAAAAAAAACGCTAGGTCTAAAAAGATATGAACTTTGGAATGATGGTAAAATAGATTTTTCAGACTTAACTAATCAAAATAATAAGCCTTTGAGGCTAGATCAGTTGAAAGTATGAATGAAATTAAGCAACACGATACTAAATTTACGCATAAGGAGACTGGTAAAAAACTTAATTTAACTTGTTATTCTTATAAATTAGAGATATTTAAAACACTAATAACCGTAATTGTTGGTTCTTATAGTCTTGAAAAATATAATAAATTCTATGAATACCCAAATTCTGAAGCCCAATGTGATATTAATTGGTTATATATTAATAGTGAAATTATTCTATTATTTAAGGATGATCCCAAATCATCAATAATAGCTCATGAATGCTTACATGCTTGCGATAATATTTTAAAAAGCATAAATTATGAACGTTCATTTAAAACTGATGAAATTAGTGCTTATTTATTAGAACACTTAGTAGAAGTAGTAAATGAATGTATTATTTTAAATAACAAAAAGGAGTAAAAAAATGACAAAAGAGGAATTAGAAGCAAAAATCAAGGAGCAAGAGGAAGCCTTGAAAGTTGAAAACGCAAAAGTGACTGAATTTCGTAACAATAATATAGCACTCACTAAGGCAGCTGAGGAAAGCAAAACTAAATTTGACGGTGTAGATGTTGAAAAGTGGGCTAAATTTCTTGAGGCTGAAAAACTTGACGCTAAGGCTAGGCTTGACGGTTCTAGTGATTTAGACAAGTTAAATGCAAAATTTGATACTTATACAGCTGACCAAGACAAGAAAGTAAAAGTGCTTGAAGCACACAATGCTCTTTTAAAAACTCAAAATGAAACAGCAGTAGTTGACAGTGCTATTAAAGATGCCGCAATTAAAGCGGGTATAACTAAAACTGCACTAGCTGATGTCGTTGCACGAGGTAAAGCTGTATGGACTGCTAAAGATGGTAAAGCTGTTGCTTTAGATAAAGATGGCACTACTGTATTGATTAAAGATACTGTTGACCCATTAACTATTGATAAATGGGTAGAAAGTTTAAATGATACAGCACCGCACCTTTTCGGCACTTCTACTGGCACAGGTGCTAATAATCCAAAATACGATGCAAATACTAAGACTATGAAACGTCAGACATTTGATGCAACGAGTCAAAAAGACAGAGCATCTTTTGTTAAAGATGGCGGTAAAGTAATTTGATAAATTCTTGACACGAGAATTGTTTTATATTATCATTACAAAAAATCAGTAGCGGTGCTGCTTGTTATTCTACGGTGTAGAAACTATTAAAAATAATAAGGAGCATTAAAATGGCAAATGAATTAACAAATTTAGCAGCAGATATTTACAAAGCAGCGGACACAGTAGCACGCGAACACGTAGGCTACTTACCTTCAGTTACAATTAATGGCGATGGTTCAGATTCAGCACGAGCCGCAGTTGGCGGTATTGTGCGAAGTGCATTCACACGAGCCGCAGTTGCTGGCGACAGAAACAAAGGCATGTCAATATCCGAAGGCACAGACCAAGTTATTGATAATAAAGTGCTGACTATCACTAAAGACCGTTCGGTCGAAATTCCGTGGCTAGGTGAGGAAATTAAAAGCGTAAATAACGGTGCAGGTTTTGATACTATTTACGGCGATCAGATTACGCAAGCAATGCGAACTTTGACCAATGAGATGGAAGTGGATTTAAAGAATGTGGCTTATCAAGGCGCTTCCCGTGCAGTTGGCATAGCAGGTACTACGCCATTTCACACTAATTTATCAGTTTTGGGCGATCTTGAGCGGTCGTTTATTGATAATGGCGCGCCCGTTAATTCTAATGAACGTTCTTTAATTTTGAACAGTAAGGCAAAAGCCAAAATGTACGGACTAACTCAATTAACTAATGTTAATGAGCGTGGAAATGTTGCATTTTTGGAACAAGGCATTATGGGCAATCTAAATGGCTTTGGTTTACGAGTCACAGGTGCTTCTACAGCAGTTATCAAAGGCACTGGCACTGGATTTTTAACTACAGCAGCTTTCAACATAGGCGATGTGGCTATCTCAGTTGATAGCGGCTCTCTCACGATTTTGGCAGGTGATATTATTACTTTTGATGGTGATACTAATAAATATGTTGTTGCAATCGCTCACACAGGCGGTACAGTAACTATTGCAAGACCTGGTTTATTGCAAAGTTTAGCAAATGATGTAGCAATCACTGTAGGTGAAAACTACGATGCTAATGTATCATTTGAGCGGTCTGCTATTGAACTCGTAGTACGTGCACCTGCTGTGCCAATGGTTGGCGGTGTGGCACGTGATGCAGCAGTTGACCGTATAGTAGTAGTTGACCCTACCAGCGGCATTCCGTTTGAAACTGCATTATATTTGGGTCAAGGCAAGGTGATTTTACAAGTGGCTGCGGTATGGGGCGTTAAATCGTGGAAACCTGAAAATATTAATATTTTATTGGGGTAGTAAAAATGACAAAAACAGAAGCAACAAAAGCAGCAGCAACAAAAACAGAAGCAACAAAAGCAGCAGCAACAAAAGCAGCAGCAACAAAAACAGAAGCAACAAAAGCAGCAGCAACAAAAGCAGCAGCAACAAAAGCAAAAGTCGTGTTTGTCAAAATGAAAAACGACAAAGGCATTGTTTCTGATGTCCACCCTATTGAAGTTGAAAATTACAAAAAAGGTAATTACGTAGAGGTCTAGCCGTGGCTGCTATTGATTCAACACCAAGCGGTGAAAATGCAAATAGTTACATATCCGTTTCTGATGC